GACAAAATTTTTGTTAATTGCCATGAGGTTCCCTTTCCCCTCTTTTATGAGATTACTTTTTTATATTTAGACGAATATCAGTCTTCCTGTTCCAGATGTCCATTTATAATATCTGTAAGAAGCGTCGGTAGTATAAGTCACACTTCCAGTTGTAATTGCTGGTAGATATGCAATTGAATACTTAATAATAATAACTCCAGATCCACCTCTTTGACCATTTTGATTATTTCCTGCTGCTCCACCACCTCCACCTAAACCATCAGTTCCTGGTGTTGGAGATCTATAAGCAGTTCCAGTAACTCCTATTTGAATTCCACCATCTCCTCCACCACCAGATCCTCCAAGTCCACCACCAACTAAACCTTGACCCGTATCGTAATATTGACCGCCACCACCTCCTCCAGCATAGATTACTGAAGATCCAGTAAAATTCGAGGTTACTCCACTACCACCATTTCCTGCAGCAGCAAATGCTGAAGTTTTATCAGTGCCTGCTCCGCCAGCACCACCTCCTCCTCCACCACCAGGATATGAAGGTGATCCTCTATTTCCATATCCACCAGAATATCCCTGTCCAGAAGTTCCAGATCCACCAGATGTAGTATAAGGAGGATTATCTGTAGGAGATCCACCTCCACCAGATCCTCCACTAGAACCATTAGATCCGTAGTTGGATCCAGCACCACCACCAATTGCAGTGACACTTAAATTAATGCCAGTAATTATAGAGTTTCCCCCATTGGTTGGACTTGTACTTTCTCCAATAGTTCCACTACCACCATTACCAACACTTATATCAATGATGGGGATGTAACCTGAAAAACTTCCAGTGAGAAATCCTCCTGCTCCCCCACCACCACCTAAGTAACCTCCACCTCCACCTCCTCCTACAAGGAGATATTCGATAGGAGGAACTTGAGATGGTCCCTGAGTAAGTAATGTTTGAATAATAGCCATTAGGTTAATCCTGCTCCACTAACTATAAAGTCATTTGATCCAATACAGACAACTGTACATAGACCTTTTGCTAAAAGAGTTCTACTTCCAGTGCTTCCAGTAACTACTTGAGTAAGTGTAACTCCAGAAGGAGAAATGCTCATGCTACCACTGTGCTTATTGTAAATTGTAATCACATCTCCAACATTGAATACGTTAGAAGGAATTGTAATTGTTCCACCACCAGTGCTAGTTACGATCTTTCCAGCATCCGTTGCAAGTAATGTATATGGGAAAGTTTGATCATTTGTAGGAACAGATCTTACACTTCCTTTAGAGTCAAATACTGAAGATCCTGCACTTACGTTTCCAGAAATTGTAGCACTTGCACCAGTAATTGCTCCAGAAATTGAAGCACTTGCTGCAGTCAGAATACCAACAACATTAACATTATTTGAAAGTGTTACATCACCCCTAAAGGTAACAGTATTGCTATTTCTTGGATATGAGAATACAACTTCATCAGTTCCACTGACTCTTCTGTAGAATGATACCGTATCTGCAGTTTCTCCAGTAGCAAACGAAGGAGATAGGTCTCCATTATAGAATACACCACCACCATTTGTAGAACTGTCACCTACAAACAAATAACCAGTTCCATTTGCATTTCCATATGCTTCAAATCCTGCTTCGTAGTTATCACCTGCAAGAGCTCTTACAAATGTATTTGCTGCTCTTACATCACTTCCAACTACAATGTCTCCGTTGAAAGTTGAAATTCCTGCAGAGAATGTATTAATGTTCGCAGTAGGAATATTTGCACTTGTGATGTTTGCAGCAGCTGCTGTTAAACCACCACTAATGTCAACTGCTGCATTAATATCAACAGTTGAGTTGAATGTTGAGATTCCAGTATTAACAATAATTCCATTATCAATGTCAATTCCTTGATTAATATAAACAAGTGAATTAAAGGTTGCAATTCCAGAAACTTGCAGAGAACTTGGAGTTGAAGCACCAGCAAATTCTAGATTAATAGTTGAAATTCCACTAGTGTTATCAAAGGTCTTGGTAATATCAATTGTCGAAGAACTGAAGTTGACTGCAGTTGAAATGCTGAATGCACCACCACCCGTTGCAATACCGATAGCATTTGTTGGAACTGCACCTCCAGAAGCAATTGCACCGAATTGTTCCCAAACATTATTAGTAGTATAGACCCAACCAAGTGAACCATTTGATGATGGGTTTGCTCTATAAACAACGTCCCCAGGATTTCCCGCAAGTGTTGGTTGCGTATTACTTACACTATATTTTCTAGAAACAGTTACATCGCCTTGTAAGAACAGTGAGTTTGCTTCAATACCTTTATCCGATGTTGAAGTTAACTTATTGTTGAAGACAACAGGACCATCAAACTCGGAGATGATATTATTATCAGTTCCACCTTCAACTCTTATCGAACGACTAATGGAAATTTCAAGTGGTGTAAGAACGTCAAAACCAATATTAAATGCGCCAGTGGTTGGATCTTCACCAGTTACTGAAGGAACAGGTGCATCAAAAACTTCCTCCTGGCCAGTATTAGAACTTACTCTCTTATTACCAACATAGAAGTCACCATCAGCATTCATACCAGTGAATACAACTACACCACCATCTTGCTTATTAGATTGTGCAAGAAGTTCTTCTTGAGCTGTAATTGTACGATCTTGTCTTTCTGGGAATGCAGTTGAATAATTACCAGGACCGAAACCAAGATATTCAAAGGTATGTCCAGAAGCACGAATCAATGAGTTTCTGCGTAATTCAACTGGTAGGGGTTTAATTCTTCTTACAACTGCTCCAGATAAGTGAGTTTGTGTTGGTGAACCAAGAACACCTCTGAAGATAGAAACTGGGTTTCCTGATACAGTGGTCTTAATTCTTACAATCTCATCATCAATTTGTAGGTAGTCGCCAATCTGAAGGTCCAGATTGTCTACATCAGTAATGCTACAGATTCCTACAGTTCTTGTTGCGATTGGTGCGAGTAATGTTGTTGTAATTCCGGAGTAAATATACTCCAGTCTTCCGCCGATGTTTTCAGTTGCATCAGTGAGATTACCTGCATTTGAAGTAAATCCAGGATCATAAACATAGATTGTTCCAGTAGTTGATGGAGAATTTGTATTAACACCAATGTTTGCAATAAAGGTAGTTAATCCAACTACAGTGTTTACAATAAAGTCTCCATTATAAAGAGAGTTGTCTGCACCACCAATTCTTACCTTGTTGAATACGTTAAGTCCGTGATTCTGACTGGTTGTAATTGTTGCTAGTCCAACAACATTATCATAAACAAACGAAGATACGTTTAGAGCTTTTCCAGATACATATGCTACTGCATTTGACGTAATTGTAGATCCAAGACCAGTAGTGTTAGAAACCGAAATGGTGGATGCCGATGCAACTTGTATTTGATTGTGAGTCGAAATGCCAGTGATTCTATATGATGTATTGAATGATTCGTTACTGAAGTTTGATACTCCAAGAACATTAACTGTATCACCAACGTTATTATATACTTGAGTTACACTTACGATACCAACAATGTGACTTGCTGTAGTAGCAACGCCAACAACAGAGAATGAATGTCCAACCCCATAAGCACTACCACCATCCATAATGACAACATTAGTAAGTTGTCCAGAACTATCAAAACTAATTCTTGCAGTAGCATTAACACCCTGTTCAGTTCCTGCATATCCAACAAGTCTTGCATTATAAAGAGTTCCAGCAGTTCCGGAACCATAACCAAATCCAGTGCTTACAATACCGACTTTAGTAACTCTGTTAAGTCCATGATCAATCGTAGTATATAAAGTATGTGCAGTTCCTACAGAGTTGGAAATAATGTTTGTGAGTGCAATACCAACCCCAGTTGATCTGATTTGCTTCTCAAGAGTTTCTTTTGTAATACTTCTTTGAGGTTCGTTAATTACAACTTGACCAATTGGATCTGCGACAGCAAATGAACTTGCAGTCTTTGAATCTGATGTTGGATTATCTCTATTAACTTGGGGATAAAGATTTATAATTGGTTGTAGATAACTTAAACTATTAAAAGGAGTTACTGATGGAGAGTTTGATGCGTTAACAAGAAGTAGATGATAGATGCCATCTTGATCACCTGGTACATACTTTTGAATTTCTTGAGATCTGTAAACTACAAATGTATGTGTGTATTTTTTTCTCTTGAACGTTGGCAATGATGTTGTTCTCGTGGAAACATTATTTTGGAAAGTTCCCGGATTTGTTGTAATACCAACACTAAACTGTTTTGTGCTACTGATTCCAGCAACTGTAAATGTTCCATTGTATGCAGAGTTTGCAATACCAGTTGTATTGTTTGAACTGATAATGTTTATAATTTCAACTTGATCATTTACTTTCAGATTGTGTGGGAGTTCAGTATCAATTCTTGCAGTTCCACTAGACCAAGATGCTCCAGAAATAATTCTTGGGTTTCTGAGTTGTGATGAGTTTGTAAGTGTAACTGATCCTGGATTGAATTGATATGCAACTTCAGTATTTGATACTCCAAGAACACTACTTGATTCTTGAATTACATAACCATCAAGAGGTGGTCTTGCAGTGACTGAAGAATCTGCAGGAAGAACGAATCGTGCTCTATAGACAGTATCAATTAAACCACGAGTATCGGGTTTCCTAGTAATAAACGTTCTGGGAGTCGCTGCGCCTAGAGATCCAGTTCCAAGAGAAACAATCGTTGAGTAAATGTTATTTTCTGTAGATGCAGTAGCAACATTTACATACCACTGATTGTTTGTAGAATCATATTGAACTGGATGTCCAATATCTCCAGACTTCTTATCAGATACTCTACTTACAACATGAAGAATTCCACCCTTATCATTGATATTAATTTCAGAATCATTAACTGCATCATTAAGTGTCTTTGCAATCTTAATTTGATTTGCACTTACAATGTTAGTGCCACTTGTAATTGCATAGTAAACTTGATTGCTATCAAGACCATCAGGAAGTTCACCACTTTCACTAATGACTCTAATTGTTTCTCCGTTAATAAAAGTGTGATTTTGAGTCAGAGTAAGAACATTGGTTGAAATACTATTGATTCCGACTTGTCTTCCTACCGTGTAGTCTTTTTCTGATGTAATTTCATTTGCTGTAAATTGAGTATTTGGCATGACAATTCGTGCCGAATACTGTGTTGATACTCCAGCATTTGAAATGAGAACATTTAAATTATCATTTACTTTTGCACCAATGCGATATCCTTCAATAACACCTTCTGGAGCAACACTCTCATTAGAGTACTCGTAAAGGAATAGTTTACTTGTGTTTCCGACAGATACTGTTTTTGCTACGTCAATAGAAATATATTCAATACTTGTCTCTTCAGATTCAAGATGCTTTGGAGGAATAATGTGAGTAATATATCCAACATCATCTCTTGGGAATGCAGAACTTCTGAATCCAGATGCACTAAGTGCCTTTGCTCCAAAGTTTGAGTTGGAGTTATTAATTGATTGATCACCACCAGAATTTGCTATGAAATGATTTGCATATCCAATCGCAAATACAGAAACAATCTGCAGATATGCATCATTATCACACTTAATGTGGAAGTTTTCATATTCAGGCTTAAATCGTGCTCTGGAATCTGAGTGAATATTTTCGTTTCCTGCAGCAGTATAATCCTGATAAGTTCCTGTAGTAGTATCGTATTTTACAAATGCTTTGTCATCTTTTTGCAGTCCAATACCAGTGAACTGCGCAACAACCATTGACTTAAATCCATCTGCTTTATTACCATCGGCATGAAGACCACACATACCAAAAACAGATCTCAATGAGATATTGAAGATATATGGTGATGCGGACGTGACGGTATCAACAGAGATATTGAGTGTTGCTCCAGATACTGTTGGAAGTGGATTTACTGGTGCATTTTGAACTTGATATCCAACTTCAGGATTTGCACCAGTTACATAAACTTCAGATACAACATATTGACCATCATAACCAGGAGCACCAACTCCATTAATACGAATTGGAGTATCTACATCAAGACCTTCTAGTTCACCTGATAGAGTAACTCTAATGACGTTGCTTGAAGTTACACCATCTCCTGCACGGATGCTGCTGATACCAACTTCAGCACCTCTTGAACCAACAATACGATATTCATCAACTTTGGTTTGAATATCAAGTGAAGATGAAGGATAATCTGGAGAAATAGGTCTGCCACTTGATGTTCCATAAGCAAGACCTACTTTCTCATAATACATATCCAGATCAGTACGATTTGTCGTATAGGTCTGGAAAGTATCTGAAATGCTTACGCCATTAACACCATCTGCATATTCAAAAGCAGTGAGTTTATGGTGTGAAAAATTGGGAACGAATGTATTTGTAGTATAATCCTTGAAGCATACTCCATTAGGATCTGCGTCTAAGAAAGTAAACTGCCAGAAGTAACAAGATCCAGTTACACGAAAGACCGCAGATCTTTCAATATTACTATTTTCTGGATTGGGAACATAAGTTGGACGGATTCTTGTTTTGCGAAGATCCATACCAATAATTGATGTTCCCCTTGGAACAATCACACCACCATAAACACTATTCAACTTATAAAGTGCATTACTTTCACTTTCTACACTGAAGTTAGTTGTTAAGTCAAATGGTGGGAAGTCTGATGAGGTTTGACCACTTCTAAGTCTATAATTATTTGATCCATCAGGAATCCATCCTGGACGGTTATCAACAATGTGCTCTCCAGGATAGAGCATAATTGTTGTTTTGGCAAATCTATCGTTATCAAGTCCCGCTTGATAAGAGAATCGTGCTGCCTCAACAAGTGCTCTTTGAATTGTTTTAAAAGGTCTCGCAAGTGAGTTCCCCTGATTTAAAATACTATCAGTTGAATCAATATTTGAGGGATCTACATAAAGAATTTCTCCACGGGAATTCTTTAAAAAATTATCCAGACGACTTAGACCCATTGTATTAGTTCTTATAGTTTCCGTTATGGATTATTTATCATACAACAAAACCTCCTACAAAGAGGAGGTTTTGAAGTCACACTTTTTGGGTCACTGTAACGAAATAGTATCGTCTTGATTATTATACCACTTTTCTTCCTTCCATGTCAATCGTTTTTTAAGTTCTTTATCAAATACCATCAAGTATCTATGCTTTCTACTTCTTTCTCTCCATTCACCCTCAGAACCTTTAACACTTCCTCTTGAGTGTTTGGTTCCGTCAGCATAATAAAAATCTTTTTTGGGTGCTGTTAGACCGTAGTATTGAAAATTGCAAGCTCGGTATATAACTCCAGTGTGGTGATTAGAGTCAGCGTAACTAAGAATAGCACGAACTGTGGCATCTTTTCTAAATCTCCTTATACAACGACTGACGAACCAAGACGTGATATTATATTCTTCTTTCTGAAGATCTGGATGAATACAAAGTCGTGAGAGTTCATAGATACCTTCCTGCTCATGTCTTTGTAGTCCAAAGGCCCCTACTGCTACTTCTGGGACGGGGAGACCAGTAAAGATACAAGCACCCAAGCACCCACCAACCCTAAGAATATCAGAAACCGAGGATCTGAAAAGCCCATAGTTAAAACCAGATTTGAAATCTTTTGATTCGTCTTTAAGATAGTGATAGGTATAAAGAAGTTCTTTGATTTCTTCTTTACCCACTCTATCTATGTAAAAATCCGATTTCATCTAAGTATTTTTACTCACTTTGTTTGCATTCTAACATATATTCTACAGTATTTGCTACATCATTCATAGCATCACGAAGATGTGGTTGTTGACCAGATTCTTGTTTGAGAATAGGACGTGAATCGTCGGTAAGAATCCAACGCCACTGTCTCATCGAATCACAATACCAAAGATTAATTTTCATGCTTGAAATGCTCCAATTCAACCCAGTTAAGGAGGGTTTGGAATGCACTGATTGATGCTGGAGTGCAGTTATCTTCTTTAAGTTTTTTAACATAGTATTCAAGTGCTTCAATGACCATCTGACGGTCTGTTTGGGAAATAAGTGACATTTTAATAGTACTCAAAATCAGCAGCTATAGTATATCTATTTCTAAAAGATTTTATTGCTGGTGGTTTATGTAAAAGAAATGATGGATATATGTACCAGGTATATTGTTCGGGTATTACATTAAAATCTTTAAATTGTGTTCCCTCATTTCTTAAATTTTTTAAATAATATAATCCAGAAATTTTATTCATCTTTCCTTTGGAATGTTCATGCCATCGATTTGATGGATTCTTTTTTTTGTTATCAAACCTATTATCTCTATAAACCCACATATCTAATTTATAATTCGATTTAAAATTCAAGTATTGGAAGCAAGAATTTATAAATGTATCTGTAAATATTTTAAATTCTTCATATTCATATAAATCAGGCCATGTTTGAAACTTTGGGGCATTAGGGCACCAATCTCCAGATTTAATTAAATTATCTACAAGATTTATTGCTCTTTTATTATCATTTTTTGATATAATGTGAGAATAATTATAATTTTTAATCATAGCAATTGTATCAATAGAAAGCCCCCGATCTGATTCGAACAGACGACCAATGGTTTACAAAACCATTGCTCTACCACTGAGCTACAAGGGCAAATTAATCAACAGGTAACATTTCTGGATTTTCCAGTTCAAGTTCAAACATAAGAGGATGACACTCTTCATCAATTAAGTAAAAAGACGAATAATATAAATCCTCAGGTTCAAATCTTCTTTCGTTATCTGCTAATTTTATAAGTTCCAGATCATACATAGATTCATCGGGAAGTTCATCAAAAGTAAATGGAACTTGATTTATGAAATACATCAGAACAATCATTGTTCCTTTATTGTACCAACAATATCTGGCATCAATACGGTATTTCATAAAGGTTCCGTACTTTTGTGTATTTAGAGGGTGAACCTCATGGGCATGGCGGGACTCGAACCCGCATGAGCAATGCTCGACAAATTTTAAGTTTGTTGTGGATACCAATTTCACCACACGCCCATAAAAACTCAGAGAAGACTGAGTTGATCACTAGATTCTACCACATATGTTGCTGAATGCAACCTACAATATTCGTTGAATGTAATTTTCATTTCCTTATTCGTAAGACCACAATTTTCTGCAGCCTTAGGAACATTCCACTTTGCTGAAAACAGCATTTCCATCGATTGTCTTGTTTCTGGTCTCATAGAGGATTTGCGTATGAAAGAGTTTCTTCATCCACTGTAGCACGAACGAATTCTAGCACGTTCATAAACTCTTCTACTGTATCACAGGTCACTTGCTTCTCATCACCTTCACTAGAATAAAGATACACAGTTCGTTTGACTGGATCTACAACACATCGTGTCAGGTATTCATCTTGCATTCAGTCATCCGTTGATTACCCTACTAATATAGCAGGTCGGTCACTAGGTGTCAAGGGTTGGGGTGTTGATTTTGTAACTATAATTTGAATCTTGATATGTTGGGTCTGGATAATCTTTCCACGAATTTCCTGAGTATTCTACTACCAAACCATTTACATCCTTTCTTTCAGCATAAACGTGGAAGAAACAATCAATTGGCATTCCACCCTTCGATTGTAAATAGATTTTTTCTTCATCCCATCTTTTAACAATAACATCTTGATGAGAACCAATCGGTTGAATTTGAACAGAAATACTTTGAGTATGAACTAAATCTTTCCAATACCAAGGAAGTTCAATTTCAGTTTTACTTGTTACTCTACCTCTAAAATATACACCAACTTCCGGTCCTTCGATACAAGCATAACGAAGTCGCATTCCCTCTTGGGATGGATGCTTCATGTCAAATGGTTTTGGTCTTGAGTCTGCTGTGTTAAATCTATCAGACAAATCTCCAATGTTTGGATGATCAAAATACGCATTTCCACCAACATAAAGTGGATAGTCAGTTGGACCTTCTACTTTTAATGCATTATCAGTTTTTCCATCACCTTCAATAATCACGTCTCCGGTAACATGCAATGTTCTATCCGGAGTTTCTGTTTGATTATTGGTAAGTTCCCCAAGCATCACAGTAGCCTTTACACTTGAGAACTCTTCTCCAACATTAAAAGGTCCTTGAAAATAAGATGACCCAGTAACTGGTCTTCCATTATCATCTCTACAACAGTTTGGAGTAGATTCAACACTAGTAACATAAAGTGGTCCAGACATTAACTCTGGACTATTACAAACTGAACTCATACCAATCTCCTAAATTATGTTTTAAATGGCAAATTAAGTGTGGATGGGAATGTGGTTGTTTTCAGCAGTTTTGTACCAACACCTGTCAACTTTTCTATTGACCCACCATACATTTTCATAATATTTATTGCTGACATTTGAAGTGTCCCATCAGTTATTATATTGCAAACTTCATCTGCTGTCACATCAATCTTTTTAGAAATTAAATTAATACTTTCATTTCCATCTAAGGTTATATTCCCATTACTATTATCAGAACCTTTCGCAATCATATCAATATTTTCTGCTTCAATACGAATACGACCTTTTGTTTTAATTACAATATCACCACTTGCAGCATCAAAATACATTCCAGGTTGCCCTTTAGGAATGTTATCTCCACATACTACTTGATATCTACCTCTTGCTCTTGTACTAATCCAACCTTTTCTTGGTTCTGTTTGATCTAGTGTAATATACTCAAGTCCACCTTGTCCCTGGAGCATTACGGAGGATTTTACTTGATCTTGATGAATGTGCCCATATCTAATGGCACCATCTTTTGTTTGTACAACTTTTGATTCGTTATTTACTGACTTTGCCATTAGAACTTACCTACACAATCTACGACTTTAACAACAGTTGCGGTAGCTGGTATTGATATAACTTGCTCTGGTTCAACAACTCTAAAAATTGGAGAAAACTCTGCATTATATCCAGTGTCAGAAATAACCTCAATCTCAGGAATATCATCAAATCCCAATCCAGGTTTTATTACATTTACTCCAACTACTTGCCCACCTTGAATGATTGGTTTTAAAACAGCACCTTTATCCGGAGTAACTTGAATTGTATCAGTTGGTTGATACCCAAAACCACCATCTAAAATTACAACTTCCTCAATTTCAAGAAGAACTGGATATACATTTGGAGGGGCAGTTATTGGAGTGGGTGGAATATAAGTGCTATTTGGAGGAGGATTTACTCCTGAGGGAACGACATAATATCTACCATCGTCCGTTATCGCATACCCCTCATCAACTTCTTTCCAAACTCTACCATCACCACCCAAACTACCATCGGGTGTTGAAATATAACCATCACCAACAGATTCTATGGTTATATTTTTAATTTGCAATTCTCCACCTGCAGTTGTTGTTCCAACTCCAACTGTTTTCATATTTGCTTTTACCTTAGATCCATTTCCCTTACCACATTCATCTATCAATTCAATAAATGGAGCTTCTGTGTAATTTCTACCTGGATTTACAAGATCAAACCCAATTACAGAATTGGAATTTGGACTAATAATAGCATTAGCAACTGCACCAAATCCACCACCACCAAATATTTTTACTTTTGGTGGACCGCATTGTTGTGGGGCAGTTGGGCAAGATGGTGCAGTTGGTAAAAGATTTTTTGGTTGCAATTCCAAAACTTGAGTTATATTTAACTCTTTTTGGACACCATCACCATCTTGAAAATAAAACTTGGTTCCTGGGCGAAGTTTTTCAACTTGTTTTGCTTGTTCTTGAGTAATATTATCTACTCTTTTACCATCATTATCAAAGTAAGATACTTTGATAGATTGTTTTGGTAAATTTTTATCTAGATTTAATTTTCCTGCCATATCAATTAAAAGAAGGTAACATTCCCAGATTGAACTGCTTGTCTAGCCTGCTCAGTAGTTCCAAATTCTTCATCAACTTGCTCTCTCTTAGCACCTTGCTCTCGAATAAGATTTTGTTCTTGTGCAGCAACTGATTGAGTTTCGACATTTGATTGTCCAACAGAAAGTTGTTCCGTAGATGCCTCTGCTGCATTATTAGTTATGCTAGCAGAAACTGGACCATCCGCACTTCCATTACCTTGACCTGTTGCTTGTTCCGTTGTTGGATTTCCTGGAGTTGCCGCAGTATCTCCGCCATTTGTAGAACCTTTTGATTGAGTAATTTCATCATACTCTGAACATGATGGTTCTTCATCACATGAAAAGAAGGATAAAATTCCAGATATAAAATCTAATGCAGTAAATAAATTCATAATAAGATTTAGTGCTTTTCCAGTGATAGCACTGATCAATGCAATTATTGGAGTTAAAGCAGCATTAACAGCATTCAATACGGTATTGAGAATTGTATCAATAAGTTTACCAATAATATTCTCTACAGCACACATTGGTGCATTGATAAACTTATCTAGAATATCTTTCAAAAGTGATTCAAATTGTTGCTGTAGTGCCTTTACAACTTTTCCAAATACACAAGAAATAGTATTCAGTGATTTAGATTTCTCCTTATTAAATTTTGCAATTTGAGTTGGAAATAAAAATGGAACTGCTTTGCGTATTCCTTTTTCTATAGTACTAAGAATATATCCACGAACACCACCAATAATGGTTTTCATAAAAGAAGCAGCCTCAGATGCTGCGGATGAAATATATGGTTGAATTTGATTTGCTAATGATTGAGCATCCGCAATAAAACCTTGAGCTTTTGTTGTTTCTTTTTTTATTCTCTCAATATCACCAAGAAGATTTTTAATTGTCCTCTGAATTCCTTTCATTTCAGAGTTATTTTTCTTGCACTTTCTTGTAGATGCAAGGGGTTTAATTACATTCTTATCTTGCTGTTGAGTTTTCCAAGCATACGTATTAATATGATAAGTATCAAAAGTATTCAAAACTTTATCATTAAGAAGTCTCAAATTATCTGGAACTTTTGCTTTTGGATTATATAAATCAGTGTAAATATCAAATCCAGATGTTGGCCCTTCACTTCTTTTTTTAGGAACTTCATTCTGCGAATTACCAAGAACTCCATCAATGTAAGGTTCTTGACCTCCCATACCATCCATAAAAAAACCAGTCACCATCGTACCAGCTGCAAGAGATGGAGTTTCTCCATATCCACCGATACCACTACCAGAAGTAACTGGCAAAACTACATTTGCCATAACCATTTCTTCTGGTTTCAGTTCAGTTTTATTGCCACTATGCCAACCAACAATCCTAACTTTATAACGATATCCCCAACCTTTGATAGAACTTCTGTCCTCAAAAGTAGTTGAAGCAGCATTATTTTGCCAGGTTTTGCTTTCTTCAATTCTCCCAAACCAACGAGGAAGAATTGAAGCAAATCCAGAATCGAATAATGAACCAGAAGTTGCCTCAGACATGATTAATCTTCATAAATTCTACACTCAAGTGCATTTGGATTTTCATCACAGAACATTTCAAATCCTGTTGGATCATGATCAGTATCTGGATGATTTGCTTGATATTTTTCTAAATGCTCCAATTCATCTTCTAAGTGACGACGGCGTTGACCACTAGTATTAGGATCATCTAGTTGATCTTTGTCATCATTTATATGTTGTTGAAGTGTCTTGTCCATATGACACAAAATAGTTGATATTATTTATTACCTTACTATAGGCTTTCTGCCATAAGAATCACGAATTAATTCAAGATATGTATAAGTTTCGTTTGGTTTAATATGATGACATAGACTGGATATTAGATAAACTCCACCCAGTCTCTTATTTGTGGATTGATTTGGTTTGGATGATTGTTCTGGAAAATCGCAAAAAATAAGATCTCCTGCTCTTAAATCAAAATCTCCAGGTATTGTAATGTTTAGTTTTAAAGTAAACACTTGATTATATCTCATAGCAGCTTGATTCATTATCTGAGACTTATCCATGTCTAATTCAGAAGATCTTTTCAATTGTTCTTGAAGATTTTTTCCATCTGGCAAAAATCCAACAGAATCAAAACTATAAGAAATTCTAGATGGATTTTGAATAAACAATGAATTGACAAAATTAAAATCCAATCCAGCTAAGGTAACTCCACTTTCTTGTGTATTAATATCAATTGGATTTTCTCTATAAGAACTTTCCTTTGAATTAAATCCTTTATTGCTGGAATTGTAAGTCCCCATCATTAAGTTACTCTGAAAATCCCCACCACTTGAAGACTCAAATTTTAATATTTTTCCATCATAACCAACTGGAACAACGGATGATGTTGTATTATTGAAGATATATTTTTTAATTGGGATGCGATCAAATAATCCATCAACTGATTTAAACTTAAACCCGTCATAATTTTCAAAGAAAAAGTATCCAGCACTTTTTCCAACAGAACCTTGTTTTTGTGGTATGGATTTTTTACATAACCAAAGAATTGTCCAATATGGTTTTTTATTTGTTCCAATGAAATTAAATTTGTTTTCGGTAACTTCAATATCAAGTTGCTTTTCAGTTTTTATTACATCCTTTAAAATTTTATTTACAGAATCTGATATTCTGCCATCATACCTTTTAACGACTCTAGAAGTTTCATTAACTAAAAATTCTTTTGAGACAAGTTCAATAGAATACATTGTTTTCTGAGTATGCTCAGATATTTTCTGTCTTTTATTCAAGTATAATGCTTTACTATCGGTCGTAAAGGAAAGTTTATTTGGAGTCTTATTTCCATCTTCAAAAGAAAGTAATACTTTTTCACCATTGCCCATTTTTAAAGCATCATCTAAACCAATTTTTCCACCAGTCCCATCATCAGCAGGCGCAGCGTTTCCAGTATCAATAACAACTGCTGTTAATTTTACAGTTTCTGATAATATATTTTCATAATAATTTAATTCTAAAACACCTTGAGAAACATCGCAAGAGTCTCCTCCAGCATTTGGAAAAATTTCAAATCTTGTAATATTATTATCTGATTTTTTGGTCGATTCTACTCTTGTTGGCATATATTTATCCGTAGTTTAAACTATCCCACAAATCATTATTATTATTTACACCAATAGAAACTGGCAGTATTCCACCACCTTCTCCATAGTTACTACCAACTTCAACAGGAACTTCCACAGGAACCTCGATTATGATTGGTTCTGGATCTTCATATGACATATATGATTTGAGAATTGAATCAATTTGTGGTTTATTTTCTGCAATATTCAATTTCTCCAACATTCCAGGAGCTAATTTGTCCAATACTGCTGTCGTGTCAGCATCAAATACAAACTCAGGTCCATTTTCACCGAGCATGGCAAAAGTTCTTTTCTTAACTCTACCACCTTTTGCTAGTGCAACGTGAACGTGATGATAATGTTGGGCATTAGTAGAATTTCCCCAATAATCTAATCCAACTCTCTTTCCATTAGCAATACCAAACCCAAGAGGTGTGTAGATTAATTGGGTAAGTGATGACCCATAGTTTTGTACAAGATGTTTTGCAAATGCCAATTGCTGAGGGGTTCCACTACCTACAGAGTCATTGGAATAATCCCTTGCTCTATTTTTTCCATGATAACCCGAATCTCCTGGACGATAATCACTAGTCAATTGTAGTCCGAATTTTTTAGCAATAGAAGTGAATTGATCAACAGCACCAACTTTTCCAGTTCCTAATGGACCAGATACTCCAGGTCCAGTTCCTCCAGAAGCAGTTGCTCCAAAGTTAGGAACTGATCCTATTTTATTTGCAGTGTAATTATTGTACCATCCAAAATAGTTGTCTCCAGACTTTCTTTGAATTCCTCCAGAAACACCATACCCCCTAAAATCAGTTCTACCTTGAATAAAGTCTCTTGCATTTTTTTGAAGAGTTGGATCAAGAAGAGCTGCTGCAACTTTTTTCATTGCATCTGCAGATTGACCTGCTGCTACCCCAGCACTTGCAGCATCCTTAATTGCATACCATTCTGAATTTGGTTTTCCTGTAGATCCCGGTTTGGGAAATTTCCAAGTTGGTTCATATTGCATTTGACCAAGTATCAAGTCTTTAATAGTCTTTCCAGAATATGCTCCAGATGCAAGTCTATTATAAATTGATTGTGCAACATCTGCCCAACCTTGAGGATCACCATCTTCTCTAGATGCTATAGCAACAAGAGTCCAAAAGTCAGCATCTCCACCTTGAATATTAATTAAGTCTTGAGGTCCAGGTGCAGCAGCGCCTGGAACACCTGCTGGTTTTTCTCCAGGTTTTATGCCAAGTTTTTTCATCAATTCATTTATAGCATCATCAACTTCAGATGAAACACTTTCTTCAAAAGAACGAGCAATGATATTACTCATATCATCACCCAATAATAAATTTTTAACGTCAACTTCACCTCCACCAACAAACCCCAAATCAGATTTAAATGTTCTTGACATCCAACTGTTTAAGGACATTCCTACATTTTTATAATCAAGTTTACTTGGTCTATCTCCTAGCAAAGCTTTAGCTGCAATAGAAAATATTGGACCAAAAAAAGGAGTTCTACCTAGTTTTTTATTTTGCTCTTCTATTAATTTTATGTCATCACTCGCATATATTTTTTCTAATTTTTTTGCACCACCAACATCTTTTCCGGGTTTTATTTTTTGAGGTGTGATAGTAACAGTTCTTTTTGATTTTGTTTTCTTTACAGTTCTTTTTGCAGGGCCACTAACAAGTTTACCACCACGAGTTACTGAACCTCCACCAGCTTTTTTGGGAGCATTGTCTTTATTGGTTGGTTTTTTATTCTCGAAAAACATTTCATAAAGTTTTCCACCAACTTCACCACCAACAAATCCACCAATAGCAGCACCTATAGGACCACCGATCGCAGTTCCAACAGCACCAACAAGCAAAGATCCAACTCCACGAAATGCTGCCTTTCCAACAGGATCTCCAAGAGCCCAAGATAATGCAAATTCAGTAAGACCACCAATAATGGGAATGTTTCTGAGAAGTGGTTTTGCTAATCGAAGCAATGCTTTAGTTCCACCTTTACGAAGAGATCCAACTAAAGCATTTCTGCCAAGTTTAGTTAAAGCACCTCTAGTTGCATCTTTACCAATATTTTTTAAATTTTCTTTTCCAAATCTTTTTAAAAATTGTTCTTTTCCATATCTTTTAAAATATCTTTTTTGTGTATCTTTACCAACTCTTCTACCACCTCTATCAAGTCCTCTTTGCCTAACTCCACCCCTACCAAATCCTTCATCACTCATTGCACTATCTGCTGCAAGCATTCCTGCAATCACAGCATAATTCATAAAGGTTGTTAATCCAGATGCAAGTTTATCAAAATTTTTAGATCCTTCCTCACCTGCAATATTTTTAACAAAACCCTTAGTTGCATCAACTGCTTTATATCCCCAATCAACAAATGTGACTAAACCATTTAGCAATTTGCCACCAATGTCAATTATAAAATCAAAGGCAGGTGCTGCAATTTTTAAAAAGTTTAGAATTTGTGGACCATAATCTATTAGTCGATATAGTATAAAACCAGTTAAGGTTTTCATTATAAAATCACCTATCCTAGAAAACAGTGTCTTTCCAGGCAACGATGGTAATTTTAAATTTCCTTTTGATTTAGTTTCCTTTGGTTCTTCTAATTTTTCCTCTTTCTTCTGTCTTTTATCATCTTCTAATTGCTTTTTCTGTATTGCATTCTGATTTTTATTTTGTATTACTAGACTTCCAAGAATTTTATTAACATCAATTACCTTTTTATTAATACTGTAAAATACTTCTTTTCTACTTTCAGTAGACTTAATTATAGAAGAATTTCCATTATCAACTTTTTTTGGTGCTAAAAATTTATCTGCTTTGACAATTGCAGAACTTGATTTTTTAGCAGCAGGTAATAACTTGGATATATTAATAGCCATTATTTTTTAATCCCCAATGTTGCTTGAGCTCTACGAGTCCCTCCTGGCATTGATGCACTTCCTGATGGAACATTTTTTGCAGTGCTTGGTTTACTTCCACTTCCTCTAGCACCACCCATTCCACCTCCAGCAGGACTGTATTTTGGTTTTGATTTTACTGGTGGTTTTACTCCAGATTTTAATCTTTGCTTTTTAGCAAGAACTGCTGCGTTATAGTCTTTATAGTATTTTCCATCAGAAGAGGAATAATAACGACCAATAGATGCAGCACCTGCTTGCTTTACTCTTGCGGCAGATGCTGCATCTTGTGCAGCAAGTTTCCTTCTCCCCTCTTCTCCACCAAACATCCTAGTTCCGAGTCTACCGAGTTGACCCATAAATCCACCACGTTTAATATCTTCTCTTGTTTGTGCCTTTGCTTCTGCAGTATATCTAATTCCTCTACCAGTTCTTGGTCCTGCCCCTTGAGAACTTAACTTATCCAATCTTTGTTGAGATGCAAGAGAAGTCATTCTTGATCTTTTTGCTGCCATTGCATCATTATAATTTCCATAAGTTTTTTGATCTGAGGAAGAATAATACTTTCCTTTCGAAGCAGCATAGTCAATTCTCGCAAGCATCCTTGGTCCACCAAACATACCACCTGGACTAAATGGATTTACATATGGTCTAGATCCTCTAATTCTAGATGCTCGTTCATGGGCAATATCTCTTGCCCCCAAAAAACGAGAAACATATGGTTTATATGATGTATTTGACCTTTTTGCAAGAAATTCTTTTTTAAATTGTGAATAGTTATATGAAGGATCAGAAATTGCCTTATAGTATAATGGATGGTCAATATTATTAAAAACATTATTCCATTCTTTTCTAATGGCAGATTCTGAAACTTTACCAGAAACATTAGTACTTGATTTCACCAATCCAGATTTAGATTCCAATTTAGATTCGGATTCTTTTGGTTTTAGTCCAACGTACCCACCACCTACGGCATACATTTCATTATCAACTACGGTTGGGACATTTGTTCCCCCACCGGCAGCATTCATAGATTCTAAAGTATTAATTCCAAACTTTTCAACAGCACCTTTTGACATTACAAATTCACCATTAGTCAACCAAGCTGGAACTCTATCAACCCCTCCAGGTCCTCTAACTTGACCACCATTATTAAACTGTTGTCTTGGGAAGACTAAACCACCACCATTAAACATTGCACCAAGTCCACCTTGTAGAGCCTGCTCTTGTTGCAATTGAGGAACTCCAGGAGTCTTACCAACTTCTTTTGGAGTAACGATAGATGAATCAGTCTTTTTCGATTCGTCTCGATATTCTTCATTTCTTTGAGACATTACATATGCACCTATTCCTGCTGCTGCCGCAGCTGCTGCAGCAAGAACAGGACGTTTTCCAATGAATTTAAGCAAATTCTTTGTTGCACTCAAAAGCATTGGAACAGAACGAATTACAATTCTACTAATTGTTCTTACAAACTTACCAAACCTAGTTCCAAATAGTATATAAGTTCCAAGTAAAGCAGGCCACCAATCTTTTAAAAATCTAACAATACTATCAACTTTTTTGTGATTCTCTGGATTACCAAACCACTCAACTATTTTAAATAATACTCTTCCAAGAATTATTTTACCAATAAAATCAAATAGTCTTTGAAATAGAGACTTTACTGGAGCAATGATTTTATCAGCAATATTTTTAATTGCTTGAAAAGGTTTTTTCTCTAATTTTTCTTCTCTTTCCTTTCTTTTTTTATCTTCTTTTTCCTTTTTATCTAATTTACTTTTTTCTTTTGCAGATTCATCTAATCCAATAAGATTGTCTCGGATATCCCTTAAAAGATCATCAATATTCTTTAAAACTTCAGTATCGTCTTCAGAATCTTTTGGCGTAATTGCGGCAGGAGGAAGTGCTAATTGTTTTTGAGATATTCTAAAAGACTTTCCAATCCCAAGTTTATCTGCAGTGATGGGACTCTTTTTCTTTACAGAAAATCTACCTTTCTTTCCTCTTATTCTTTTTCTTTCATTTGCTAGTAAAGCAAGTTCTTCATCTGGCATTTTATCTTTGCCAAATGAACCTTTAACCATTGCTTCTTTAAGCAGAATCAAATATGTATCATAGTCAATATCGAACACATCCTCCAACTCAAGAAGTCGGAGGATTCTTACATCAATTTGTTCGTTACCAACCGCCATTCTGTTTCTGCTTAAGTTCTTCTTCTTCTAAATGATTTTTCAATAAAGAAACATAAATGTCTCTTTCCCATGGCATCATATTTTCAATCTCAGTCAATGAGTATTTATGATACTGCATCAAAGAAAAATTTAAGTTAAAATAATTCTCAAGATCCATATGGATCATGCCTATGCGAAAAAACTTGAAAGACCCTCCAAGACAACTTCACTTTCAACTTGTGTTACTGGATTTTTTACTTTAACTTTATGAGAAAGTTTGGGCATGGTTTCGAAGAACTTTTCAATTTCTTTAAACTGTGAAGAATTCATCTGTTCTAAAAACTCAAGAAGTTCTTTTTTAGTTACATCATTAGCACTCCAAACTTCTTCTTCATTATAAATCTTATCAATACACGATGCAACAAGATCAAAAGATTGTTCCATCGTATTCTGAGATGCGAAATCAAAATTATTCTTAATAAATTGCTCTAGAGATGGATATCTCATCTCCATTATAAGAGAATCATCAAGTTTAATTCTCTTATCATGTTCTTCATTCTTTTGAATCTTAATATCATCCAAAAGGATACTTACACTTGCTGTGGTTTCTTCATCATCAGGGCAAATTAAATTAACTTCAATCTCTTCCCCAACAGACTTACCCCTAATGTTTAGAAAAAGAAACTCAATATCAAAAGTTGGCAAACTTTCAACTTTGATATTTTTAGTTTGAATGCAATTCTTAATTACTGTTTTAATTGCAGTTGTAATCTGTTTAGTATCTTCAGATTCTAATGCAATTAAAAGAAGTTTTTCTTCTTTAACTAAGAAAGGTCTGTATTGAATTGTTTGTCCTGTAGATGGCAACTCAAGTTCATAAGTTGGCGTAGAAATCTTTGGTAATGGCATAATAACCTATAGATAATTTCAGATACCTTATTTATTAAGCAATATTAGAATTGATTTGATTCAATTCCAATTGTGTTCCTGCTCCAATATTGAATTGAGAGTTTCCTTGGTTTGGTGCAATATTTAAAGGCAATCCATTGCCAGTAGATAATGCACCAGTTCCACTGAGTCCTGGTAAATCGGGTGCTCCTACTGCAGAAAATTGAGAAGGTTCTGCTGGTTTGGAAATTTCCGTTAAATTATCTGAGAAATATCTATCGTAAGTAAAAGCTACTGTGCATTTTAACAACTGAGAACTATCATAAGAAACTGGCATTGAATTTATTGATATTGGAAAAGCATTGACAAACGTATATGTCATCTTACCTTTCATATCTCGTTCGAATTTTGTAATGTAAATTGTAGTTTTATAGTCTTTTGGATATCTTACTCGATAATTATTATTGGTTTTTGGACCAGATGACAATTCTCCAGATATTTGTTCACCAACTGCATATCTTATCCATGCTTCAAATGCTCTAATTATCGTGTAGTTTGAATCAACATAGAATGTAAAGTCTGCTCTATCATCATAGAGTCTTCTGTAAGCGTGTCTTTGAGTCACTCCAGTAAAATCATTATTAAGTTCATGTGTTGCAATAGATGATCCTGGAAGATTTGCTTCAGAACAAGATAATATTAGTAATTCATCAATCAAAGTTTTACTAATACCATTATACCCCATCTGATCTTTGATAGTATCTTTCAACGCAAAACTACACTCAAAATGCGAAGTAAGAGCTGGTTGAAGTATTTTACTTTTAATATTATCAATGGATCTTTTTGTAGGACTTGGGGCTCCCATCTATAAATATTTCTACCGATATATTATGTATAATGGCAGAGAGTATAAAGAGTCGTTATAAACCTGAGTATCCAAATAAGTATAAAGGTGATCCAAATAATATCATTTGTCGCAGTAGTTGGGAACGTATTTTCTGTAGGTGGTGCGATTTAAATGAAAACATCTTGGAATGGGGCAGTGAGGAGTTCTTCATACCTTACTTTGATCCAACTACTAGTAAAGTGAGAAGATATTTTCCAGACTTTATAATTAAAGTTCGTGAGCAATCTGGTGAGATTAAAAAGTATGTTATTGAGATTAAACCAAAAAGACAAACAATGCCTCCTGTTCAGACAAGTAAGAAAAGGACAAGAACCTTTATTAATGAAGTTAAAACTTACGCAGTAAATGAGGCAAAGTGGAAAGCTGCTCGTGAATTTTGTGCAGATAGAATGCTTGAATTTCGTATTATAACAGAAAACGAACTAGGTATCGGTTAATGGCAAAAGGTTTCGGACAAGATGTTCAAAGACAATCTTTAAGAGTATCTCAACTCAAAAGAAAAATTGATGGTTCCGAAGATGCCGATACAATCATGATGAATATTCTAGAAGTATTTCGTGAATCTGAGTTTATTCCGGATGTTGGAAATTATTATACATTCATATACATACCAAAAACTCCAGAAATAACTTACGATGAACACCCATTAGTTGCAGTTACTGAAGTTCAAAGATGGGGATTTAGAGGATTCAATTACCACTGGAGAATGGTAAGAAACTATACATGGCAAGAAGTTGCAGGAAAACTTCATGTCATTAGATCGAATGAAATCGATTATCTTCAATCATTGCCATATGGAAAAATCAGGACTAAATAACTAAAAAGTCTATAATGTCTCATACTCTACAAAAAATTGAGATGATTAATCCGCCTTTAATTAAGGAGGAATTCTGATGGCATTCGTTGGACCGTTGGATGCATTCAATAGCAATCCAATACAGACTAAAGTTGGAACTAGTCAAACAAATATTTTTACAGCAACTTCAACGAAAGTCACTAAAGATAGTAGTGGAAAAATATCTGGAGCAACAACAACAGTATATTATTCCGCAAATTCCGGAAGTTATGTTCCTGCGGCTACAACTACTGATGGCGGCAAAACTTGGACATATTTAAAAGATTCCAATGGAAAAGAAATTCTTGGATCTGATGCTAAGAATTCTTTACAAAAAGGTGCTCTAAAAAATAACACTAGACAACAAATTGTAGCAGCAACAACAAAACCTTTAGGTGGTGGACTCAGTAAAGAAGAACAAAAAGTAGTTGCATCAGGTACTGAAAATAATGCGACAACTCAAGATACTGCAGATACAAATGGATCCGTTCCCCAGGAGTTCACTAAAGAAAATCAAGAAAAAACCGATAAAGTATTAAATGATCTTCAAGGTGGAATTAAATCAAAAGGAAGAAGTGTTGGTAGTTATGGTAATGAAACTTATCCAATAGATCTGGATATATCTACACAAGATTCTATACAATTCACAATTGTAGAACATGCTCCAAGAAAAATAGGGACTTCGGGATTTGCATCTGGAGACTTTTTTGGAGAAAGAAATAGAGATAGTATAAAAAGTAGAGGTGGAACTGTTACCTTACCCATCCAACCATCAATTACTGACACTAATGCAGTAAATTGGGGAGGAGTAGATGTAGATGCTCTTGCAGCGATGGCAGGTATTACAGCCGCAACTGCAATTGGATCTGGTTCTGAAGGGGTTGCTTCTGCTTTATCTGGTGGTGCAGAACTTTTAAAAAGTAAGGCTGGAAGTGACTCATTAAAATCTGCAATTGCTCTTGGATTTGTATCGGACAATAAGAACTTTCTCACAAAAACAACTGGAGCAATAGTAAATCCAAACTTAGAACTTCTATTCCAAGGACCAACATTGAGACAATTTACATTTACTTTTGTATTGTCAGCAAGAGAAAAGTCCGAATCGGAATCAATAAGAAGAATTATTCGTTTCTTTAAGCAAGGAATGTCTGTGAAAAGAGCAGACACTGGATTGTTCTTAAAGTCTCCACATACGTTTAATATTAAATATATGCATAAGTCTACGACGGAACACCCATACTTAAATTTAATTAAAGAATGTGCATTATTAAATTTTACAGTTGATTATACTCCAGCAGGAAATTATTCCACTTATGAAGATGGTTCAATGACAATGTATGCACTCTCAATGACATTCCAAGAACTTGATCCAATTTATGATGATGATTATCCAGAAATTAAGGACGCAATAGGTTACTAAAATGGCATCATACTTTAGACAGGTTCCAAATTTCGATTATGTTAGCAGGACTGCAGAAAACAAAGCAATCTCTGATTATGTTCCTGTAAAAAATCTTTTCAAACGAGGAAAACTTCGTGATGACATTTTTGGAAATCTTAGTTTCTTCACGAAGTATAAAATCATAGGTGATGAAAGACCAGATAACGTTGCTTTCAATATTTACAATGATGAAACATTGGATTGGGTAATTCTTATTTCAAACAATATTCTTAATATTCAAACTGAGTGGCCTTTACCACAAACTTCATTTGATGCAATAATGCTAGAAAAGTATGGATCATATACAAATCTAAATGCAGTTCGTCACTATGAAACAGTTGAAGTTAAAAATGTTTCTGGGGTAATCATCGTTCCAGAGGGTCTTCAAGTTCCACAAAACTTTAGTGTAACTTACTACGATTACTCATTAGAACAAGAAGTTACAAAATCATCAATTACAGTTCCAGTCACTAATCTTCAATATGAAGAGAAAATTGAAAATGATAAAAGAAATATATTTGTTCTTAAACCACAATACTTAAATGTTGTATTCAATGATCTTGATAATATTATGCCATATAAAAAAGGCACCACTCAATATGTGAGTGATACCTTGAAGAGAGGAGATAATATTAGAATCTATCAGTGATCATTCTTCAGCAAGACGCTGAAAATAACTTAGAGCATCGTCTTCTTCCTCATTATTATCAAATGTAGGAAGAGAAGGAGTTGATTTGCTACGAGCAAAAGACTCTTCCAGTTCAGCAATCACACTATCCTCTTTAGAAGGGGTTTGAACATAAGATTCATACTGATCTTCTTGTTCTTGCACAGCTGCACGAGCAGATTTCTGACCAAGAACATATTTCAGACGTTTTTCAAGATCTTCATAAGACTTGAACTGATCAGGAGCAATAATAGCAGACAGAGAATATTCTTTCTTCCAAACTGCTTCAAGTGCATCATCATCATTCAACAGTGCTGAAGGAGAATCAAACTCGGATTTATCATAATTCCAATAACCTTCAACCTTACGAATCTTCAGACGGAAATTAGCACCAGTCCAAAAGTCAAAAGGATTAATGGGTTCTTCATCTTCAAATTCAGGTTGCATAGCATTCAGGATCTTGTCAAAGATCTTCTTACCAAACTTGAATAGGAATACTTTACCTTCGTTTTCAGGATGAGCGGGATCCTTTACGACATAGATGTTACTATAGTAAGACAGTTTGCGCTTCTGCTTACGAACAGTTTCTTTATCTTTTTCACTACCACTGTTCCAGAGTTCACGATTGTGCTCAGAAACAGGATCTTTTTGACCGATAGTAGTTAGAGAATTTTCAATATACCAACCACCAGGACCTTGGAAAGCATGTGAATAAATTTTCACCCAAGGAACATCATCACCTTCAGGTGCAGGAAGGAAACGAATGATTGCAGAACCGACTCCAGTTTTATCCATTTCAGGTTTCCAGAATCGATCATCAGCACCATTACTACCAGTGCTCATTTTCTCAACTTCTTTCACCAGTTTTTCGGTGAGAGAACCAAGTTTAGATTGCTTTTTCAGATTTTCAAAAGACATTTGTATACCTCGTATTTGTTGGATTTGGCCTGTGTGTACCTCATCAGTTTACATGTCGGAACCAGTATTGTCAATACGTTCCTTCATGGTCTCAAGCAGTTTAGTCATGTTGTTGAATATGACGTTCATATCAACGTTGGAGGGCATTCCCATCATTCTTGCGGATTCCTGAATTCGTTGTTTCATTTGAATTGCTTCAGGATCTTCTGAAAGTTTTAATCGAGTATATAGAATTTGCTGTTTGCTCAAAAGTTTTTCCAAAAGAGAAACATGAAACAGCTTTTCCTCTTTAGACATTCGAGGAAATTCAAAAACATTTCTATAGATATCTTCTTGGAGATCAGATATCTCGGCCATTTCAGCACGAACAACCTCAGAATCAAAAAAACTCATGTTCCTCCAACAATTTGCTTGAGTATCTTTTTGTAGTGAAATACATCTATATGTAGGAAGGGAGAATATTTTTTAATTCTCATACTGACGGTTTCCCACACAGGATCTTTTAATTTTTTATCAAAATCTTTCCCGAACAGGAATATTCTATCATAAATGACTAGAGTTTCTAGACTAACTTTCCCGATCAGGAACATCTTTAAAAGGAGTGGATGACCCTTAGAACAGTCAAAAACTTCTTCAAATTTATTATCAAATAGTTGTTGAGATTCTTCCTTAAACAAGTAAGAAAGAGATTGTATTTTCTTTTGCCAGGACTTATAACGTGTTTCCCCTTCTTTAATCATTTCCCCAATCCATATAGTTTGGGGATCAGAACATGTTGTAAAGTTTGCAACAAAGAAATCAATTACTTCTTTATCTTCCTTTTGTCTCGATAACTTTTCAAACCAATATCGATCCTTCCTTTTATAAAAAGATTGCAAGGACGCACGACTTTTACCTTGATATTTGTGATAGTCATAAGAATCTTTCGTGAAGTGATTCTTCAGAGCAAGGTAAGTCTTGTAAGTATCAAAAGGCACCATTCAAAAAAAGTAATATGGGAATTTTTGCCGGGAAAATTTTTCCCCCTAAAATGGATTAAAAGATCAATTTTGCTCTGGAAGTCTTCTTAAGGAAGTTTAACTCCATAGCTTCATACTTAATCTTTTCTTTGAGTGGTTTTGAAATAAGTTTTGGAACAGACTCAATATCAATACTATTTTTTTCACAAAAGTGAATGATGGCATCAATATAATTCATATCCTCATTATGCTGCACAAGATTTTCAATCTCTTGAGCAAACCGAGAAGGACAAAAAAACTTTGATTCCAGTACCTTTTCTAATTCATTTTCCATTTGTCCTAACACGGTGATGTACAATCTTTTTCCTCAACTTAGATACTCATTATAATAGAAAAGAACGAACAAGTCAAGAAATCTGCTGAAGTTTATCATCAACAAATTTCTTAATATATTGTGTAAGTAATTTGATATATTTTACCTTATCATATTCTTCGTAGACTTCAACTTCACCATTCTCGCAGGTCATTATAATCACAAATTTTTTAACCGAAAGTCCGGTGAGTTCATGGAGCATACATGCATATGCACAACACTGAACAAAATATCCATCAATCCAATCTCTTGGTTTTGGTTGCTTTGATGTTTTAAAGTCGATGATCGATAATTCACCATCAAACTCAGCAATACAATCAACAGTTCCAGCAATACCAAAGTATTCGCTATAAAGAGAACCTTCAAGAGTGTAAATATTATTTATACGTTTTAATGCAGGTTTTGCAATATTAAATAAATGCTCTGAGATAGGTTGTACAGTTGGAAGATCTGAGTTCTTTAAGTGATGCTCAATCAAAGTATGAACATCAGTTCCACGACTAGTTGCCCTACGAGTAATTCGATCTGCTTCTTCGTCACCAACTTTTCTACGCCATGCAGCAAACTTTTCTTTGCTGTAATGACTAATAACAGAAGTAATTGATACAAACTTGTGGAGTTCGTTATTATTTGGAACTTTGTAATAACGAACTCCATCAATCATCTCCCTTTCAAGACAAGGGAGATTTAATTCAACATGATTAAACATCAGAGATTCAATTCCATCTTAGCAATAATATATTCCTTACAGAGACCGGAACGAACAATATCTTCTGCACCAAATTCAATCATATCAAATGATGGCATAACTCTAAGAATTCTCATAAAGTCAACAATACCATTTCGTTCATTAGTTTTCACAAGATCTGATTGTGTTGCATCACCACAAAACATAATCTTAGAATTTTCACCAACACGAGTGATGATTGAATCGAGTTCGTGGAAATTCAAATTCTGAAATTCATCTACAATAATGATTGCATTATCCAGAGTAGTTCCTCTAATAAAAGAAGTACTCCAAAAACTAATCGTTCCTTGAGTTTTGAGGTTTCCATAGAGCATTTCAAATGCAGAGTCATCTGGCATCTCAAACATGTACTTCACCATATTCTTATAAGGAATCTGATAAAGAGATGATTTGTCTTCATGATCTCCAGGCAAAAATCCAATCTCCCTTGTAGCAACCAAAGACCTTACAAGGTAAATTTTTTCATATGGAGTTTTTTCATCAAGAACATCACGCAATGCATTGTAAAGAGTGATAAAAGTCTTACCAGTACCAGCAGCACCATATGCAACTAGGTTCTGTTCGAGTTTATATGCCTTAAACAATGCCTCTTGATTATCAGTAAGAGGTTCAATCGTCTTCATTATGTCGAGATTGATTGGCTTCTTTCTTTTCATTTGTCTGTTGCTCATACCAAATGGTACTGGATTAGATACTCTTTTTCTTGCCATGTAAAATTACTATAGTGGTTTAACTCGTGATCCTGGTGCTTGAGATGCTTTTCTAAGAACGTCATTCCATCCAGGATTTTTAGAAATTAGTTTATTCTGCCAATCACCAACTTCTCCTGGTGTCGCACATCCTTCAGACCAATCTCTTTTCCATTCTGGATTATCCTTATACCATTGAGTGATCTCATGAACACTCATCTCGATAACTTTTTTTTCTCCAGTTTCCTTATGAATAATAGGATAGATTGCCAAATTTAAACCTCCATCTTATGTACGGGTATTTATTCAATGGTGATAGATGGTGCATCATTACACTCAGAGCAACCTTCACGATTCCATCCAAGTGCTTCAGATACTGCGGGGAACTGGCAGGTAAAGATGCAACGAACAAGTTCTGCAATCTCCATATGTTCCTTCTGAGTCCCGTGTGATGAACGCAAATCAATGTAATGTATCCACGACCTTACAGAACCGGTCATATAGAGTCTTGTGGGGGTCGCCAATGGTAGTACAAACCTCGCACACTCCTTTGCCACACCCTTTTCTAGAAGACGGTTGTAGAGTCTCAAACCCTGCTCAAAATGAACTCGAATATCCTCAGTCAAAGTCAGTTTCAAATAATCGGGAATGTCATCAATACTATTTTGACGATTCTTATTATCCTGACGACGTAGTTCAGGAAGAGGAATAGTCTTATTCAGAAGGTTAGTATCAGCATATCGTTGTGAAAATTCTTGATATGTGAAGGACCTATGACGCAAAATCTGAGCTGCGATACCTCTTGTAGTATTAATCTCTACAGTCATCGAAGCTTGTTCGAAGATACTCCAGTGTTGATGTTGAATACAATACTTGAGCAGTCCTGAGAACTTTTCATTCTCTTGGTTAGCAGGATTACTTACCCGAGCACAATAAGCCATATGCTTTTCTGCGTCAGGAGTAACACTAACAAGTTTTACTTCTGGTTTCATAAACTCAAACTCAGTCGGGATATCCATCATCATCTCCATCATAAAATACTTCGTCGTAATCGGTAATGTAAGGTGCTACTTCTTCATAGCTTGTTTTATAGGAATCTATATCAGAGTAAACTTCTGATTTTAAGCATTCTACAAGAGACTCAAGATTCCTTACAATTAACTTAAGCTTTTCTCTATCCATTCAATTGAACGCTGACAAAGGTATTATACACAAAAAAAGAGGGGTAGTCAACCCCTCACAACGACTATTCTAGAATTCTCCTACATATCTTCTTACAAGTTCCCCAATCATCATTACACTCAATTATGCAGTTATAATAATCATTTAGCAAATCAGATTCATCTGACACATTATCTAAACTATGATTTAAACTATTAATACTTTGTTGCCATCCAGCCAGTTGATTGTAAGACACAAGGTTGTGCATAATAACCTCCACGCACAAGGACAATCATAATAAAGATTTGATTTTTAGATCACTTTTCTCACCTCTTTATTCTACCACTATCTATACAAATTGTCAGGGATCCTTAACAAAAATTTATGCCTACTAGTTTATACCCATAAAAAAAGGATCGTTAAGATCCCTCTGACTTAAACATTTTTTCGAACCACTCTCGCAAGTGTATTCTATAGCAGGACCAATACTTACATCCACGATATGTTAGTTGATAACAAGCAGGTCCTCTACTATCCTTATCCGCATCATCATAATGATAATGATAGTCTTTCATTTACATAACCATTGAATGTATGCAGATAAAAAGACTATGAATGCTGCTGATGCTACAGTGATTTGAGCAATGATTAACATTACTTTGATCCTGCGTTTACAAGCAGTGCTTGGTAACGACGTTGTTCTTTTTGCTTTTGCTCTTTAATGAGTTGAAGTACATTGAGTTTTTTCATTTGTGTCCCTCCTTTACAAACTTAACACCACGATAGGTTTCGTTGTATTGTTGGGGTTGCTGCATCATCTGCTGTTGATACTCAAGACGTTTTTGAGTATCATATTCGATACCACGATATACTACTTTAGACATTAGGATTTGCTCCTTTACTAATTGTAAAGTGCGTTCCTTCGGTTTCCCTACTTCCGTCCCATAGGATGAACGTGATTTATATAGTAAGGATTTTTTGTATTTTTTGATACGGTTTTAATCTCTTTGCCTCCAGTCATCTGGCTTATCTCCAGTAAAAAAGTCAATAATATCATCAGCACTATTAAATCTATTTCTATGATTTGACGGATCAGGATCTCCAAGATCCAAAGCATTCATAAAACCATCAAGACTATCTTCCTGCATATCAGGATTAGCAGCACGTCGGCGCGCTTGTCTTAGAATAGTTGCAGCAGATCGATTTGATTTAGCAAGTTTTTCTGCCCAGATCATATCACTTAACTCTACAGATTCACCTTTTACAATTCGTTCACAGATTGCTTCAAGACGAAGACGGTATTGTGTAGAGAGCATATACTTCTCCAGATATAGTGTATTTAGTTCAACGTTCAATGTAACTCAGTGTATGATTCTGAGCATAAAGTTGATGGATAATCATATCACATCCAATTTTAGGATTACAATCTCCGCAGGTATAAACATCAACTGCTGCCTTACCTTCTTCAGGCCAAGTATGAATACTAATATGACTTTCTGATAATAAACAAATTACAGTGACTCCCTGTGGTTCAAACTTCTTAGAAATAGTTTGAACCACAGTAGCACCACTTGCTATTGCAGCGTTTTCTAGTAGATCTATAAGACAACGTTCGTCGTCCAAAAGAACAAACGAGCATCCATATAGATTAAGTAAATAATGCTTACCCATTTTCCACTTCCTTTAGCAGATCACTGACAATTTTTTCAGTACCATCAATATTTTTTACTGCAAAAAGTGGAGATCTCATATATTTTTTGATCTTTTTATATTTTTTAAGAAGTTTACTTACTTCATTGGTATTGATTGCTACTTCAATCTTTTCTTCACTAAATCCTTCACTCATCTTCTTTTCTTTTTTTCTGGTGCTTTATATCCCCACAGTTTTGGGTTTACTCTTCCATACCCAAAATCAATTTTATGAACTGATCCGGGACCATACTTGTCGTAATAGAAATCAAATAAATCAACTCTTTTTCTACAACGAGTTATATCCATAAAAGTATCACCATCTATGTTATACCAAATAAGATACGCATCATTTGGTAAAGATGAATCCTTTGCCTGACTCATTGTTGCTCTTTCAAATAGAATTTCGCAACCATACTCATGAGGCAGAAAAATATTCGATTGTGTTTCTTTTTCTGCCATTTCTTCTCTCACAATTGTCCTCACGAACGATTTCCCCATACAATATCAGGATAAGCTTCCTTTACAATATCAAAACTGATTTTATATTTTGTTGTGAGTTGCTTATCTTTAACAAGACAAATAATTTCTGCTTCTTTTGGATGAAGTCCTTCCAATAGTTGAATAAACATTGTCTCTTTTCGTAGAGAAGACAATGAATCATTACCACCTTTTACAAAATGGTAAAGGTTTTTATATTCTCTGCGAAGTGATGTGTGATCCGTACCTACAGGAACTTCATTTTCTTTATAAGGTACAGGACCTTCTGGAACTACAGATTGAACTGATTCGTCAAAATTCCAAATAAAGATTGCCTTGATTGAAGGATCTTCATATTCTTTTAGAATATTAATTTTATCTTGTCTGGTTCTTTGTTTAATTACCAACTCAAAAACTTCATGAATGAATGGATTGGGAGGTAATTTAACCCTTTTTTGAGGAGGATTATTATTCGTCGTCGTCTTCTTCTTCGTAGTCGTAGTTGTAGTCATTTTCAAATCTCACTGCTAAAATTTCGTCTGGAATAACATTTCCGTTTTCATCAAACATTTCGGGGTGTGTATAAGCAACTAAATTCTTTTCAAACAAATATTGTTTTGCTGTCCATCCTATTACACCTCCAATAAAAAAGAACATAATTGAAATTAATGTTCCTAAGGTGAGAGTTACTGCTAGCATTTTACTTCTCCCGAGAGTTGATTTTCATAATATCCAAAGAGAACTCTAGATTAAAATGAATTTCTCGTTTGAAGAGAGAAACCATTTTGCCAAACCTAAGTTCAAAAGTCTTTGGTCTTTGAGGCTTCTTTCTCCTTTTTCTTAACAATAACTCAAACCCACGATTAATGTGGGGATCACTTTTATTTAGATCCTTTCTTTTTCCTTCCTGGTTTTTTGTCATTATTATATTTCCATGCATCTTCTAAGATGCCATAAAGATAATTTCTTATTTTTCTTGCTTCTGGTTTTGGAATATGTCCATAACCTTCACGAAGTTGCTTATGCATTTCATCAGAACCACCTTCAAGATAGTCATCGAGATCCATTACAAGATTACTGAGTTCATTTGCAGTAGAACTTTCAATAAACTGCTCAACTTCAAACTTTCTAACACCTTTTATTTTAAGATAATCATAAAATTTTAAAACAAACTTTCCTTCAAAAGCAAAATCAATTGCTTTTTCAACATCATTGTAGACTTCGTGAAAATTAGTTTCCATTAAACTAGATTTTGCTCCTTAAGATATTGAACAGTATCTGTACATCCACCGATGTGTTGATCGTTTACAATTACTTGTGGAAAGGTAGAACCATCTCCAAATTCTGCATAGAATTCTTCGCGAGTAAAATCACTATTCAATTTATAGACTACATGTTGTAGTTGTGCCAACTCTAGCACTTGCTGGACTTTTGTGCAATATGGGCAACCGTCTTTTGAATAAACTGTAAACTTCATAATTCTTATAAAACTGAAAGTTATTTAGCGTTAACTGGAACTCCTTGTCCTTCAGGTAACCATACTTGTTGTTGAAGTTCTATTGGAGGAAGTTCTTCTTTAGCAGCAGGTAATCCTTGTTGACCGGGAAGTTGTTTATCTGTTGTTGATGTTACGGTAATGACTTGATCCAGAATGAACTTCTGTTTACGATAACTTCTTTTATCTTTATCAAATCCAACTAACATCAATGCATCTCTCTCATCTCCACAATGAGCAATTACTCTACCTGTGGTTTTGTCAGTAACCACCCAATAATCATACATTCTTTTCTTGTGCTTTTGATTGATTATAACTCTTTGCTGGTGGTCTGTAAAGTCCAGGCCAAGTATCTCTAATAATTTCTGCGAGTTTGTATGGTGTTGTAGAAGTTATCATATATTTACATGAAATCTATTGCTAAACTATATCTTGGTTTTTTAATGTCATAAGGAACCGAATGTGTTAAATGATTTGGAAATAAAATTAAAGAATTTGTTGGGCATTTAACTTTATAAATTTGATCTTCAATTAAAAACCATGTCCCAATTTTTTCAGGATTTTCTAACATATAAACACATATTTTATCACATGGCGATAACATATGATCGTGCCAAGAAAGATATTTTAATTTAGAATCTGTATAATTCACCCAAGATTTATGAATTGGATTTGAAATTTTTATTCTCTCTTTTATTTTTACAAATGGATCAAACATACAAGAATTACTATTACAAATAGTATGTAAATTTGAGTCAGTTTGAAGTCCCGGACAACAATCAATCTTATACAATAAAGGTTTAAACTGTTCTAAGATTTTCAATCTTTCTTTTTTTGAAAAAACATTATAAAAGATTTTTATTCCGTATTTTAATTCTTTACTAGTTTTAAATAATATATTCATAGATCCTGCAATACCGATAATATAAACATTAGAAATCCAAATGCTATGAATGAGAAGAGGATGAAAAACATTTTAGGTTTTCTACCAGGAGTTCTAGTTCTTGTAGGGTGGCGTCGTTTTTGAGTGTATTTGCTCTATTACTTATGACCCATACATTACCTTTTATGTATCCTTTCTCTGGAATGATTTTATCTAGTGAAGGGTTATTTGGAGAGTTTCTAAAATTATTACTTTCTATTTTTATACCTAATAAAGGACATCTCTCTGGAATAGCAATATCATCAAGTTCAAGATTAAAAGGAAGATTGTTCTTCTTTGCTCTACTCTTTGCCCTTGCTAGCATTTTATATTCAACTGTCTTTGATACTGCGTTTGGGTCAAATCTTTTTTTATTTGTCTCAACAGATCTTTCAGTCCTCAAACATCCGCAAGATTGAGTTTTACCACTCAATAAACACTCTCTTCTTGTAGATTTAGTTTTACCACCACAAGAGCAAGAACACTCACATAAAATATATTTTGGTCCAGAACGATATTCATTTTCAACAGTTAATCTTCCAAAAGTTTTTCCAACTAAACCACCACAAGGAATTGATTTTTTATTTAAGGACATACTCATTTACTACTCTATTATTATTTATATAATACCATAGTTAGGGTCATAAGTCAATAAAAAGACCCCGAAGGGTCTTTGCGTTTCCGCAGGGCATTATATTTTTATCACAAGGCGTTCCCACGAGGCAACACCTCTTCTGGAAAGACAAAATTCTCATGAATCTGATCCACAGGAGCCATCCAGGCACGTAAGCCTTCGTTTAATAATATGTTCTTTGTATAGAACGTCTCAAATTCGGGATCTTCAGCAGCACGAATCTCCTGACTTACAAAATCATAAGCTCTCAAATTCAATGCCAAACCAATAATCCCGATAGAAGAAGTCCAGAGGCCCATAACTGGAACGAAAAGCATAAAAAAGTGCAACCAACGTTTATTACTGAAAGCAATACCAAAGATCTGAGACCAGAATCTGTTAGCCGTAACCATAGAATAA